CTGGCGATAGTGACGGCATTATTTTGGATCAATACAGCAACCTTACAGGTGAGCGTAATATCAAAGCTAATCCGATTCTTTCTCAGTGGCGTAAAGCTGCGGATGCTATGCGTATGATCGGTGTTGAATACGGGTTGACACCTGCGGCTCGCGCAAAGCTCAGTATCACGAAGCCACAAGACGCGCCGATGTTTGACGATCTTGATTCCCCGTTTAAGTTGAGAGCGGTTGAATAGTTGGCGGGGATCGATAAAGATCGCGATCTTAACCGGCTCCAAAACTTTGCGTATTCTTATTGTCGGCATGTAATTGGCCCGATGACTGGGCAACCGGTTTTGTTTGAAGATTGGTTGGCTGATGATTTGCGGTTGGCGTATGAGGTGGATTCTAGCGGGCGGCGGGTGTTTACGCAGGTTGTTTTGTCTTACCCGAAGAAGCATAGTAAGAGTTTGACGACTACTATTTGCGGCTTGTTTGAACTGTCCCCGTTTCGGCATTTGCGGGGTGCGCCGGAGAACTATTCGTTGGCGGGCACTAAAGAGCAGGGCGCGTTGACGCTTGATGCGGCGCGGAAGATGCTTGATCCGAATGATGCAGGGTTTAGTCCACGTTTGGCGCAGTTGTTTACGCGGTATCGTAGCGCGATTTATTGCCCGCGCAATAATGGTAAATGGACTGTACTGCCTCATAATGCGGATACGGTGGAGGGTATTAACCCGAGCTTTGCGGCGTGTGACGAGTACGCCACTTTCAAACACTCGACGCTTCGTGATAACGTGCGGTCGGCGATGATTGCGCGTGATGATCCGTTGATGCTAACGATCTCTACTAAGGGCGATGCGACGGATAGGCCGATGTATAAACTCGAGCAGGAAATGTTGAAGCACCCGAATCTTGTTTGGCTTGATGAGTTTAAGTGGATGGTTGCAGATCGTGAATCTGGCGTGCTATATATTAGCTGCGGCTTGCCGGAGGATTATTCGGGAGATTTTGATGATCCTGAAATGTGGGCTAAGGTCAATCGGGCTTCGTGGATATCGGAAAAGTCTTTACGGCAAGAATGGCTTGATACTTCAACGAGTGAGTTTTCGTTTCGACGTAAGATGCTGAATCAGTGGGTACCGGATGCTATAGAGCGTGGCGTTGATCCTGCTGATTGGGATGCTTGCAAGGTTGAGGGCGCGCGGATTCCTGATGGTCACGAAGTACATCTTATGGTTGACCTCGGTTTTACATCCGACAATAGTGCGGTTGTAGTTGCTGGCCTTGTTGATGGTAAGATCATTGTTGAGTCGCAGATTTGGAAACCGCCGGGCAATGGTCTTGAAATTGATGTTAGGGCTACGGTTGATAAAGCGGCGCAGGAATATGCGGAGCGGTTTAGGGTGCGGCATTTTGCTGCGGATAAATGGAACGCGCAATTGTTATTGCAGGATTGGTGGACTCGGGGTTGGCCTACGCATGAGTTTAAGATGAACGCGGCGATTCGTGTACCCGCGTCTAGTATGGTTGCTGAACTGATTCAGAAGCGTGAGATTGTGCATAATGGCGACCCACAGCTTCGTGAGCATATGCTGAATCTTGTGAAGCGTGAAACTGATAGCGGTTGGCTCTTTGATAAGAATAAGAATGAGCCGTCTAAAAAGATTGATGGTGCTATTGCTTTGATTGGTGCGGTTTATCTTGCGTCTACTGATTATATGGCTGGGGCTGTATACATCTAGTAGTTACATGATGCGGGCGTTTCGGCGTTTGCGATGCGTAAAGATTCTGTAATTGTGATACACCTGTCGTCTGCTCGGAGTGTGCGTGGCAAGTTTAAGCGGCGTACTCGTTTGTTTACGGAGATTACTAAATTTGAGATTGAAGCGGATGGAACTTTTTTTGCGAGTGACAATCAAACTTGCTTAGTGCCTAATAGTTTGATTGAACTGATCGAGGTTGCTTAATGATTCTTTCGAGCAAGGGTCAAAGTATTTTTGTTGCAGCGAAACCTGCGAACCGGTACGGAGCGTATCGCTCGGAGCCGTACTACTCGAACGCTGGTAACGTGGTTACGCCTGAAACCGCTATGGGGATTCCTGCGGTTCTTGGTGCGATCACTATGATCTCGAACAGTATCGCGTCGATGCGTTTACAGATCCTTGACCGCAATAGCCCGCGCGGCAATAACATTGTGAGCCGTGGCGCGATGGTTGCCATGCTGCAACATCAGCCGAATAGCGATATGACGGGTGTTGATTTTTGGTCGTATATTGCGGCTAGTCTTACGGGGCGCGGTAATGCGTATGCGGCAAAGATTCGTAACGCTAAAGGTGATGTGACAGAGCTTTATCCTATTCCTGCGCAGCACGTTACGCCATATCGTGATGATAAGAACCGGAAACTATTTCGAGTAAGAATATATGAGGGTACTTCGTTTGTCGATCAAGATTTTGACGAGCAGTCGATTATTCATTTTAAGGGCGATTCGATTCTTGGCGATCCGCTTGTGGGTGATAGTCCGATCAGTATTCAACGCCATATGCTTGGTTCGCAGCTTGCGCAGATTGATTACCAGGCAGCTAACTACTCGAACGGGATGATGATTAAGGGTATCCTTTCGGTGCCTGATCGATTGCCTGCTGAAACCGCCGCTTTACTTAAGGATGCTTGGCGGCAAAACTATGGCGGGGTAAACAGTGCGGGTGATGTTGCTGTCTTATCTGATGGTGCAAACTTTCAAGCAGTTTCTTTATCTCCGGAGGATGCACAATTTATCCAGACGCGCCGCTGGGGCAATACTGAGGTTGCACAGATTTTTCAGATTCCGTCTAGTCGATTGAATGGCGAATCGTCTACTGGTACGTATCAGAATCAAAGCCAAGACGATTTGTTTTATTACTCGCAGGCGGTTATGCCTCGTGTGCGTCGCATAGAAGCCGCCTTGAATATGGATAAGGATTTGTTCGGGGCTTTGAGCGCGTGGGAGCCACGGTTTAACGAGAACGACATTTTACGCGCTGATATTAAAACACGGTACGAGGTGCATCGTATCGGGCGTGAGATCGGCGTACTTAGTGCGAACGATATTCGCGATTCTGAAGATATGGCAGCTATTGACGGTGGCGATGATTATACGCCGCTAAATACAGGGGGGAGTGGTGGCAATGTCGATTCGATTGATGCTGGAAAAGCGGGGGCTTAGTCCGCTGCAGATTAGTAAAACGCTGGATGAGTCTCGCGTGTGGCAGGGTAAGTTTGTACAGAAAGATGTTGAAGCGGCTCAAGTTGAAGATCGCTCCATCGATGGCGAGATGGTTGAAACAGAATCTACCGATGAACTTATCTTGTACGGGTATAGTGCGGTGTTTGATTCTGATAGCGAAGTTTTATACGGGATGTTTCGAGAGCAGATTAAACGTGGCGCGTTTAAGAATGTACTTAAAAACAATCCTGACGTTCGGTTACTTGAAAACCATGAGGGTCGGCCTCACGCTCGAACGATAAATGGAACGCTTGAACTGAAAGAAACGCCACGGGGCTTGTATCGCAAAGCTGTATTGAATAGTGAGCGGCAAGACAGCAAAGATTTATATGAAGCTGTTAAGCGTGGTGATTATTCTCAATCAAGTTTCGCTTTCAAGGTAGCGCGTGACGAGTGGCGCATGTGCAATTGCGCAGAGGAACAAGGCGAAGATTACTGCGGTTGTAGTTGTATCTGGGAGCGTGACATTCTTGAAGTTAGCGAACTGTTAGATGATAGCGTCGTGACGTACCCCGCATATCCGGATTCTACTGCGGTAGTTACGAATAGTGAGGAGCCTGTCGATAGTGTTGCTTCGATGGGCGAAGCATCAGGGGATCGATCTGCGGCGGCCGACGACGAGGAGCGACGCGAAGAACCGGCCCTTGATGACACGTCGGTCAATAGTCCCAAAGAGAGCAGCGACGAAAGTCTAGCCATCCGGCTATGGCTTGAAGCTCACTCACTATAAGGGGACACAAATGTCTAAAATGATGATTGCCGAGCTACGCGCTGAGGCAAAAAAAGAGATGCTTGAACTTGCAGATATTGCAGGCGAGCGGTCTTTAACCGATGAAGAAAAAACACAGCTTGAAGGACTTCGATCAAAAGTCAAAGATCTGGAAGAGCGTGAACAAATCCAAAAAGAAGCTGAAGAACTACGCGGAATCGTAGAAGATTCACCGCTTAAGAATGTGGCAGGTTCACAATCTCGAAGCGTTGAAGTTGAAGCACGATCACCATATGCTATCGACGCAGGCGTATCATACATTGCCGACCTTGCAATGGTACAAGCACGGGACGCTCGAACACCTGAAGGCGAACGACGAGCAGCTCAAGAACGCTTGAATCAGTATGCGTCTACTCGGGAAGCTCGAACCTACTCAGCCGGTACAACCACTGAGGGCGGTTATCTTGTTCCACCTAAATGGATGCAAGATATGTATGCGGAGCGTCTAGCTCAAGGCCGTGTTACTAGCCGATTGATGAAGAACCTACCACTGCCTGTTGACGGTGCTGCGTTCTACATTCCTAAAGCGAATGGTGCGACAGCGGTTGCTGCTCATACTGAGAACGCTGCGGTTACTGAAACTACTGCAACTTATGCGCAGATTCAGCTAAACGTGACACCTCAAGCCGGTCTTGCTACGCTTCCTGACTTCTTGCTTCGACGCTCGAATCCAGCAGCTGACCAACTCGTACTTGATGATCTGGCGATGTCTTACAACTCGACGCTTAACGCTGCGGTTGTAAACAGTGCAACAGCTAGTTATCTTGGTGTGTTGCAAGAATCTGGACTTGGTGCGGTTACAGCAACAGCAGGTACCGCGGTATACGCTGATTACAATAACGCGCTTCTTAAAGCG